AACGTAGGTGATCCTTACCTAGTGCCAAACTCATCTGACTATGCAATCGACGTTGTAGGTACTCTACACGAGGCTACAGGTAACACCCTGACAGATGATGAGGGCATGGAGTATCCTGAGATGCAAGCAATGACAGGCTGGCATGTTAACATTAGATTAGTAGGCGATGCAGTTAGAGAAACTGTAGAGGCACTTGATACATCACACGGGGTAACACCTGAAACACCAATGAGAGTTTGGTTATAGGAGACTGAATAATGGCTGATACGACGACAACCACATATAGCTTAGTTAAGCCAGAAGTCGGCGCATCTGAGGATACTTGGGGTACAAAAATAAATACCAACTTGGACAGCGTTGATAATTTATTGGATGGGACAACTGCAATAAGCCCAAACTTAACAGCGTTAAAGATTGGCGGGGCTACAGTCACAGCATCCGTCACTGAGTTAAACAAGCTAGATGGCGTAACAGCTACAACTGCTGATTTAAATATCTTAAATGGCGTCACAGCCACAACTGCTGATATTAACTTGCTAGATGGCGTGACAGCTACAACTGCTGAATTAAATTACGTTGACGGCGTTACAAGCAATATACAGACGCAGCTTGATACAAAGTATGTATCTACAACCCAAGCCGAGGCAGTTTGGGAGACAGGTACTAGCACAACTGAAAGCATTGTTTCGCCAGCTAAAGTTAAAGCGGCGATTGAGGCTCTTGCCCCCGATAGTGGAATTGGCGTGGGCCAGACTTGGCAGGATGTTGAATCAAGCCGTACAGATGGTACTTCATATCAGAACACAACAGGTAAATCTATTTCGGTTGCTATTACTGGTTACGGCAATGGATCTTTTAGAAATTTTGAAGTCAGCACAGATAACTCATCGTGGATTACTGTTGGTCGCATTCACCCAAACAGTGGACAATGTATGAGCGCGGTAATACCTAATAATTATTATTACAGGTTTGCTAATGGTGCTTCAATTACAACATGGGCGGAGCTAAGATAAATGCCATTAATACCGCTAGATATACAACCCGGCATTTACCGAAATGGCACTGAATTACAATCGTCAAATCGTTGGCGAGACAGTAATTTAATACGTTGGGTAGATGGCACTATGCGCCCAATCGGTGGCTGGCGAACTCGATCTGATACTGCGGCGGATGCAAAGGTTCGTGGTTTACTTACGTGGGTTTCTAATGACCAAAGCAGATATATTGTTGGCGGCACGTATAATAAATTATACAGTTGGACTTCTGCTGGAGTGCGAAACGACATAACCCCAGCAGGATTCACATCAGGCAGAGAAACAGCAGAAGCATTTACAGGGTATGGCGGTAGTTTCTATGGTAATTATGCATACGGCGTAGCAAGGCCAGACACGGCAAGGACACAGCCTGCCACAACTTGGTCATTGGATACGTGGGGTGAATATCTTTTAGCATGTAGCCCAGATGATGGAAAAATATACGAGTGGCAATTAAGCAATTCCACGCCTGCTGCTGTAGTGGCAAACGCGCCAGTAAATAATGAAGCTATTGTTGTTACTGAAGAAAGATTTGTGTTTGCACTCGGTGCAGGTGGAAATCAACGCAAAATACAATTTAGTGATCGAGAAGATAACACGACATGGACGCCCGCAGCTACAAATGAAGCTGGTGATATTGAGTTAAACACAAGCGGTAAAATTATGGCTGGCGTGCGAGTGCAAGGCCAGACATTGATATTAACAAGCACAGACGCACACGTTGCAAATTACATTGGCGCGCCATATGTTTACGGTATTGAGCGCGTTGGCTCTAGCTGCGGCTTGGTAGCCAACAAGGCGTATGCGTCAGTTGACCAAGGCGCATTCTGGATGGGCAATCACTCGTTTTATGTTTATGCAGGTGGCGCAGCTCAACAGCTTGAAAGTGAAGTATCTGATTATGTATTTAGCGATATAAACCGCGCGCAAATTAGTAAGGCTTTTGCCGTACCTAACAGTACATATGGCGAGATATTCTGGTTTTACCCGTCAGGCTCATCTACTGAAAATGATAGATATGTTGTATACAATTACGTTGAACGTACTTGGTACATTGGAGAACTTGGCAGAACGGCGGGCGCTGACATGGGTACATTCAAGCATCCGTTCTGGGTTTCAGCAGATGATAATAAGCTATACGAACATGAGATTGGATTTAACTATGGCATCTTATCACCATTTGCAGAAAGTGGTTCAATATCACTAGGAGCTGGCGATAATGTTATGTCGGTAACTGAGATGATCCCAGATGAAAAAACGCAGGGCGATGTTACTGTAACATTTAAAACAAGGTTTTACCCTAATGACACAGAAAGATCATATGGGGCTTTCACAATGTCTAATCCAACTTCACTAAGGTTTACAGGACGCCAGATCAGATTAAGAATAGACGGCAATACTCTAGGAGATTGGCGTGTTGGCGTTAATAGGCTAAACATTATACCGGGCGGTAGAAGATGAGTGAACAACAGCAGCGAGCGCCAGATGTAATTGGAAATGATTGGCGCAATTGGGGTCGCAGATTAGTCACATATATTGCCCAAACAAGATCTACGCTAGTTCAGCAAAACGGCGACGAAAACGCAGCAGATGATGGCACGCTTATGTGGGACAGGGTATACAAATACCCAGTTGTAAGTGAGGGTGGAGAATGGCGTCAGATTGTATTAGAGGGCGGACACGCTAACTTTATTAAAACAACAGATGTCACACCAGCTCTAGCAAATACGGCATACAAGCTGGCTTATGATGCACCATCTGGTAATTCAAAGATTACACAAGGTACGCCAACAAGTAGAATTGTATTTGAAGAGGCTGGGGAATATGTGCTATCGTTTTCTGCACAAATATCATCAACAAGCGCAAGCACAGTACATTTTTACTTCTGGCCTACTATTAATGGTAGCAACGCAAACGGCGCTATGACAACTGCATTACACCAGAATAACGCTACAGTTGTTATATCACGCACGCAGATATTTACTATGGCTGCTGGTGATTACTTGGAAGTGAATTACATGATAGATAGCACGTCTGGATTTTTAAATTACACAGCAGCATCATCTCCAGTGCCAGCAATACCATCTTCAACACTATCAATTACGAGAACGCACGCATGAATGAAGAATTAGAAAGATGTAAGCCTTGGATAGAAGCGGCTTTAGAATACTCTGGTGGCACGCATGACTTCATTGATATTGCCGAAGGAATATATAAGGGTACAATGCAGTTGTGGCCTACACCAAAGGGGTGCATAGTCACAGAAATTGTGGTATACCCAAGAAAAAGAATGTTAAACGTGTTTTTAGGCGGTGGCGAATTGGATCAAATTTTGGATATGCATCAAGATGTTATACAGTGGGCTAAAGCGCAAGGATGCACAGCACTAACCATGACGGGGCGTGCAGGCTGGAAAAAACCATTGGCGAAGCATGGCTGGAATCAGCTTCATTCGTCGTATATTAAGGAGTTTGAGTAATGTCAGGCGGAAAAGGCGGGTCAACATCATCGAGTGTTACAATCCCAGATTATATAGAAAATGCGGCTCGACGTAATTTAAATAAAGCTGAAGGTATATCTCAAATAGGATACACGCCATATTATGGCCCAGACGTGGCAGCGTTCACTCCTATGCAGCAGGCTTCATTCCAAAACACGGCAAATGTTGCTGATGCATTTGGTATGGGTGCGCCTAGCAGTGGTTTTGACATAATGGGTGGTATGCCAACACCAACACAATATGCGGGCGGTGTTCGTGGTTATTCATCTGCGCCAATTTACGAGCAATCACTAGATGAGCTTGCCGCACGTAGGCCAGCGCAAAAAGCGTACATGGATAGTTTCTTTATTGATCCATATACAGGCACACCGGGCGCTAACGTGCAATCTCCTAATGCGATGTATCCAACATATGATGAGACGCAAGCTGCGGCTATACAAAGTATGCAAGACAGCAGAGGTGATTACCGCAGAGATAGAAATAATCAAAGAATGTTGGATATGATGAATAGGGAAGCCACTTCTCCATTTGATCCGGGTTCAAGCACTGCTGGCACAAACTACGCAGTTTATGATCAGTCACAAGGCTTTACAGCTCCGGGATACTTTGGTG